CCGTTTGTGTCGGCTCGGCTGGGATATGCTTATTGACGACTCCCCCAAGCTGCTTTGTAGAATATGCCTGTCCTGAAGTGTCATAACAGACGCTTCAAAATTCAGGTCAGCGTACTTTAAATAATACTTGCCGTCATACCACACAAGGCAACCACGGAAATGCAGCAAGATCGTGTCAATTACGTCCTGTGACGATTGGTCATTTGATATTGCATAATTGAGTGTCCAGCCCTTTGTGTCGCAGTAATTCGCCGCTGCTGTCCATGTCGTAGTGTCAATCTTTGTGCTGCTAATTCCAAGCCCGTACCGCGAGCTTGTAATGTAATCGTAAAGGCACAGCACCGGGTTTGCAGAATACGCCGTTGTCGTGTCTCTGAAGTCGTAAAGTTTTCTACCGTTTAACAGTATGTTCCTGCGTGGTATGCCCTGAAAGTAGTCGCGGTTGTACGTGAGTTTCCAAATAATGTAGCAGGTGTTTTTTAACGTGTCAGTCCAATCCACGCTTGCCGCGGTAAGGGTTGCGTCAACCGCCTGCGTTGCTGAGCCGGTATGAAAGTAATATGCTACATAGCCGCCGTATTCGTTATAGAGCTTATCACCTAACCATACCTGGTCAACCCCTCCGGTAGCTTCAATGCTGTCGCATTCGCCCTCAGACAGTGTTTGAACAATCCATAGAATATTGTTCTGTGTACCAGTGGTAGTTATATAAACATCGTTCCCGCCAACCTTGAGCTGCCCGTAAACAACCGGCACAAGCTCCTCTGTTGAGCGAGTGTTTAGCTTAACCCCACCGTCTAATTCTCCTGAACCCCCACGTGCATCTTCCGGCAGCGACGACTCAGTTGCGATAGCAGACAAACCACCAAGTATCAAGCCGGCAGCAAGGGCAGCACCCCATCCGTAAGGGCCTAACAACGTGCCGAACGTGACTACCGCGGTTAAAGCGCCGCTTATAATAGATTTTGTATGCCCGGATTCGTTACACAGTATTTTCTTTAACATCTAAAAACCCGCTGCGTTTTATAGTCGTGCTCGTCTAAAGCTACCGTTCCCCTGTCCCTTGTAGCTGCGATTATGACACCGTTTCCACCGTTTATGACAAGGCTTTCGTTATCTTCGGTCCTAACAAAAAGTATATCGCCAGCCATTGTTTTGTGTACCGGAAGTTCGGTTGTGATAGATGCAATGTACTCAACCGCAACCCCCATCATTTTGTCGGGGTCTGCTTCGTATTCTTCGGGGTAATCCGATATCGCGTGCCCCTTAAATACTAAATCGGGCGGTACTGTTATGCCCTTCATCCCCAAATATCGGACTATAAGCGAAAAGCAGTCAAGTGCGTCTGTTTTGCCGCCAAGCCTGTAAGGTGTTCCGACCAGCTCAGAAGATATTTTAACAAGGCTCATGACTTCCCCTGCACACGGCCCCACCAGATTTCACGGTCAACTATGGAAGGCAACCACCGGAAACCACCAAAGTTTGTTGTATTTGACAATGAAACGCACTTCGCATAGGTGCGGTCACACCAGGTCGAACCCCCGACATAATTACACTCAGTGCTTTTAAACGCTTTCCATCGGCAGGACGGGGAGTGCTTTGATAGTGTGCGTTGCCCCCAGTTGTAAAATATACTCGTTACCGTAACACTTAGCCGGCGCTCGTTTAGGTTCCATGTATCTATTTCACCCTCAAAAAGTGTAACTGCTGTACCGTTTACTATTTTTAAGTCAGCGTCAAGTACGACCAGTGATAGCACAACATCTGAACCCTGCGGTGTGCCGCCGACAAATATAGCAGTCTGCACCTGGTCGAGGTTGTCGATCTCAATATCAACCTTGTCTACAATATTATTAATCGAGTACCGGATGTTTGCAAACTTAAACCCCAGTGGGAGGTAATTGTTTGTCAGGTATATCGGAACATCACAATCTGTGTACCTGTAGGTTGTGCCGTCAATCGTCCATTCAAGTAAATAAAACGGCTTTAATTCTTCCGACTGAAGCTGCGCTAATATCGAGGCGTTTATAGTTCTCATGAATTAAGTATACCCGACAATTTTATTCCAGCGTCACAAAGGCGGTCATAGAAGTTTTCAAATGAAAATATGTCCTCTGCAAACCGGCACCTGACTTTCAATCTTCCTGTAAAGTCGTAGGTTATTCTTTCCGTGGACGTTGGAACAGCTCTACCACCGGCATCTGAAGAAACCATCGTTACCTTGTCTTCACCGTTAGAACCGGCCTTGGCAGCAAACGTGTAGTTTGTAGAATCCTGCGACGAACCGGCAACGTAAAGTTTGTGGACGCTGGAAGAATTTATTGCAGGCAGATTAAAAACAAGTGTCGTGCTGTCCCCGGTGCCTACATACTCATCGACATAGGTGTTGTAATAAGTTGCACCGATACCGGTAGACTCAAACCACACGAAAGACTCATATTGCCCTTTGCGCGCCTGGTAGAACTGCCACAAGGTCTTTGCTTCTGATTTTGATATCGCCTTGTATTGCAGGGACACGCTCCGTTTAGGATAGGCCCATTTCTGCTTTCGCTTTTCTTCCCCTTTGTCGTCAAAGTTGCTCACAAGCGTTTTAAAGCGCATGTCTATCGCAACCGGGTCTGTATACGGAACAGAGGTGGAACTCGGAAAAACTGCCATTACATTGCCCCCCTGAGTGCTCTAATCAGTGGCATATTGCCTTCCTGTATGCCCTTCATTATCGGGTAGATTATAGCTTCTGGATTTCGGCTTGTCATGTCTGCAAAACTCGCTGCGTCGGTTGCGGATATGTTTATGTTTACATTGCTTGTCATGTTACCGCCGGCGTTACCGTTTTTTGGTATCACGGTTTCTCCGCGCTGAAGTATCGCCGGGAACTCATCGCCAGCCAAGCCACCGTGTAGTCTTGGCGCTCCGTTAAACATCCAAGACGGTACGTTTCTTTTCGGTGTTGGGGTTGTTCCCACAAGTCCCCCGGCGTGTGTTATGCTTGCCCCCGTCGTGCTGAAACTACCCAAAGCCGCACCAGCACCACCACCACCGAAAGCACCCAACGCGACACCGAACAACTTCTGAACCGCCATCTGTGCAGCCATGTCAGCAAAGGCTTTTAAAATAGTGTCAAATATCGAAACCGCAAAATCCTTGAACGAAGTCAACTCACCCTTCATTGCACTGAAAAAGAAGGTTGAGAAGTTTTCCTGCATCGCCCATGCGGTGCGCTCGGAAAGTTCCGTCATTACGCTAAACGAGTTCTTGCTTATTTCCTCAAGCGCCTTTGCCTTTGCGATAGATGCCGCAGAAGCCGCCTGTGTTTGTTCATCGTTAAACACAGCCCACATATCTGTTAATGCGAGTTTTGTTTGATAATTGGATTCAACCTCCTTATCAAGCAGTTCAAGTTTTATGTCTGTGTACTTTTTAATGTCCGCAATTTCGTCATATTCAAGAAGTGCCGGATTGTCTGGTGCCCTTAATCTCGGAATAACTTCCTTGTTTGTAGCCCACATATCCGTTAGTGTTGCACGGGAGTTTGTGTTTCTACCCGTTTTGGCAGATTCTGTATCTTGATATTTTATATCAAGACCTAATCTTCGACGCTCCCTTTCTGAATAATCAGAATAATCGTATGCCTTTCTTTCCTTTACTCTGTCTGCGAAAGTTTTTGAGTACTTTAATTCACCCGTTTGTTCACCTGTCTGCCAATCCCTGTTCCCCTGTATAACATCAATAATGTTTTGAATATTTACCGCTGCACTCTGAGTTTGTTTTCGCATACCACTGGGAGACATTGCGGTTTTAAGTCGAATTGCACCGGATGCCGCATCCGCAAAACCCTCTGTAATCCCTACGAGAACAGCCCCCATTTCAACAAAACTTGCCTTATTGTCCCTTACAGACTTTGTTAGGTTTTTAATAGCGTCTTTTAACCCACCCGTGTTTTCTGTAAACGCCGCAATTGCGACACCTTCCAACGCTGATTTCAATTCAATAAAAGCAACCTTTGTTGAACTTCGCATTGTTTCAGCAAGTTTTTTAGCTTCGCCCTCTGAGTTTTTTAGCTTGGATTCAAGGTCGTCAACCATCGGAATAAGGTCTTTTAAGACAAGTGCCGCACGACCACCACGCATACCGAAGGCCGACATCATTTCGTTAGCGCCCCACCCGGCGTCCTTGGCTGCTCTCAGGGCGTCAACAAAACTTTTCCCAGAACCGTCCATGCCGAGTGCTTCAAAAACCTTCTGCGTTTTTTGAAAGGCAAACGCTAACTGGGTGCCCGCCATACTCCCTTGGATGCCGGCGTTTCCAAGTGTACCGATCATTGCAGAAAGTTGTTCAATGCTAACACCATACGCCTTTGCAAGCGGGGCGGCGTACTTGAACGACTCAGCCATCATTTCCATATTGGTGTTTGATCTGGTAATCGTAGCTATAAAAACGTCATTAACACGACCCAATTCGTCAACCGGAATCTGCATGGCGGTCATTGCGTTGGTGGCAATGTCAGCCGCAACAGCGAGGTCGATTGCCCCGGCTGTTGCAAGATCGAGCATTCCGGGTAACGCCTTTAAAGACTTTTCAGCACCAAGACCAGCCATGCCTAAAAACTTTAAACCGCCGGCGGCTTGCTGTGCTGTCCACTCAGTTGTTTCACCGAGTTTTTTAGCGAGATTCGTCAGGTCTTCAAATTGTTGTCCGGTTGCGCGAGTCACGCCCTTGACGATTAACATAGAGTGTTCAAATTCTACACCTATGTTAGCCACTGATTTCGCAAACCTTCCAGCGGCCATAAGACCAACCCCGGCAAAGGTGGCAACGAGCAGGGTGTTGAACCCCATTAGGGATTTCTTGGCTTCCTTAAAGTGAAACGCAGCATCCATCTGGCCAGCAGAAGCGCGAGTCATAGCTTCAGCTTTTTTCAGGTCGGCTCTGTACTTTGTCAACTTCGCGTTTATTGCTATGTATATGTTACCGAGATTTCCACCAGCCATTATTTTTTAATCTTTCTCTTTGCGTTGTCAATCTTCTTCATGTGGTGCCACATCAAAAGCACCTTGTGAAAGCAGTTAAACTGGTCTTCAACGCCGTTTAAATCCATAACGAATTTAACC